ATGCTCACCGTTAAGCAGATTGAAGCAGCAAAGCCGAAAGAAAAACCATACCGCCTACTCGATGGTAATGGCCTGTATCTTTATGTCCCTGTATCAGGGAAAAAGGTATGGCAGCTTCGCTACAAGATTGACGGTAAGGAGAAAATCCTGACCGTCGGAAAATATCCGCTTATGACTTTGCAGGAAGCAAGGGATAAGGCATGGACTGCGAGGAAAGACATCTCGGTTGGCATCGATCCGGTAAAGGCGAAAAAGGCTTCGTCTAACAACAATTCATTTAGTGCGATTTACAAGGAATGGCACGAGCACAAGAAGCAAGTCTGGTCTGTAGGGTATGCGACTGAACTTGCAAAAATGTTTGATGACGACATTTTACCTATCATCGGCGGCCTTGAAATTCAGGATATTGAGCCGATGCAACTGCTGGAAGTAATCCGCAGATTTGAAGATCGCGGTGCAATGGAGCGAGCCAACAAAGCCCGCAGAAGATGCGGCGAGGTTTTCCGTTACGCTATTGTCACCGGAAGGGCTAAATATAACCCGGCACCTGACCTTGCAGATGCCATGAAAGGATACCGCAAGAAGAACTTCCCGTTTCTTCCTGCAGACCAGATCCCGGCATTCAACAAAGCACTAGCAACATTTTCAGGAAGTATCGTATCGCTTATTGCGACTAAAGTTTTACGCTACACAGCCCTCAGAACAAAAGAGCTTCGTTCCATGCTATGGAAGAACGTCGATTTTGAAAACAGGATTATCACCATCGACGCCAGTGTGATGAAGGGCCGCAAGATTCATGTTGTTCCTATGTCAGACCAGGTGGTTGAACTTCTCACTGCGCTAAGCTCCATCACTAAACCAGTATCAGAGTTTGTTTTTGCCGGGCGCAACGATAAGAAGAAGCCAATCTGCGAGAACGCGGTATTGCTTGTGATCAAACAAATCGGCTATGAGGGTCTGGAAAGCGGTCACGGATTCAGGCATGAATTCAGCACGATTATGAACGAGCACGAATGGCCTGCTGACGCTATTGAAGTGCAACTTGCACATGCCAACGGCGGATCTGTGCGCGGAATTTACAACCATGCTCAGTATCTCGATAAACGCAGAGAAATGATGCAATGGTGGGCGGACTGGATTGATGAAAAGGTGGAGTGATCCACCTTAACCATTATCGAAGAGCACAAAGCCTTGCAATCCAGTGCAAAGATTTGTGTGACACTATTTTTTGTTAAAGGCTATCTACAGATAACCATAACTTTGATTTGTGGTATGGTAGTATATGATCACCACAAACACTGCTTCGTTTGTCGATCGAAAAAAATTTTAATGCTAGAATTCGATTGCGAAACCATTAATAATTTTTATTAGATTTAGGTAACAAAAATAATGCGCAATATTTCTATGGATTTGTTAAGGGTAATGTGCTGCATGTTTGTAGTAGCTATACATGTTACTCCTGATTACGGCAATACTGTAATAAATGGATATCCTCTTGCAATACAAACATGGTCTTTAGTAATTCAATCGATTGTAAGATCTGGCCTGCCAATTTTTTTCATATTAAGTGGGTATTTTCTTCTAAACAGAAAGGGTGCTGAAGGTGGTGTCAAGTACTTTAAGAGAATTGCCGCCTTATTAATACCTTTCTTAATTTATGCTTTCCCTTATTATATACTTTTCTACAACGGGACTGTTAGCTTTTATGGAGCCCGTCAATTTTTAGATTACATTTTTGAAGGTAGCACATCTTTATCCTCACATTTTTGGTTTATATATACCATGCTTGGAATATATATTTTATATCCAGCAATAAAATTTATAACAGATAGAATTAGCGATGAGAATTCATTTTCCGTTATCATTTTCATGATTTTATTAATAACTTACCAAGCGTACTCTAATCAACTAGGATTATTTATTAACGGTTTTCACAATGTAATTCCAATACAAAACTTAGATACGTGGGTTATTTATTTTATATGTGGAGGCATGATAAAAAGAATAAGCAATATAAACATTAATCTTTGGATTACAATTCCTTTGCTAGTAGTTGCAGAGATGCTTCTAGTTTATTTTAGCGTCAATAAATATGGTTTTAACACTTACCCTTATGATACCAATCCTGTTATGCTTGCACTCACCCTATCAATTACATATGCATTTACCAAGCTGCATAATATTAACATCAAATTATCAAAATTAACACAGTTCACTTCTAGTTATACCTATGGGTTATTTCTCATACATATACTTGTGTTAATTAAAACAAGGGATTTTATATCACCATATTTTGATTACCAATACAGCATTTCAATGACAGCGATGCTTTTTGCATTGACATTTTTTATTAGTTTAACAATTGCTATAATTGTGGACAATGTTTTTATAAAGCCTATCTTTAATTTACTAAAGCTTTAGTTTTAATTGCGCCATATATATGGCGCAATTATCATTATCAAAAATCATTTCCCTCCCATGAGCATGCTGTTATCGAACACGATAAGAACTTAAAAAAATAAGCGCTGGTTGTTGTTGGTGCTATTTTTAGTCCCAAAGCTATATTTTTAGCTGTTTCTAAACAAACTGATATTCCAGAATTGTTATTTAGCGTATAAGAACGCATGGGTGTTAATGTGTAATAATCATCAGTTGTATAGAATATTTCCACAGTAGTGCTTGAGTCAGTGGCATGATCTCTATACCCAATTGAAATGGCAATACTATTCATTGTTTCTATATCAAGTGCAGCATTCCCACCACTATTTCTGAATGCCAGCCCTGAATCTGAGAATGCTTGATGCCTTTCATCTGTTGGTGTTCCGGTATTCAATACCGCCCATGGCCTCACATCATCTGATGTATATGTCTGATTCAGATTCCTGATAAGTCCGCCGACACCAAGTCCTGGCCCCCACAGATAGTATTTGTACTGATAAGATTCTTGCTCAAAAATATTATTGAAAACTCTTGCTTGTTTATAGAAATCATTATCTGTAATTATATCAAGGTGCGTTGGATCTGCTACTGATGACTCCCAAGAAAAACTTGCATACGATCCATCACCAAAGCGGAAAAAACTTTTAGAAAATGAAATTTGCTTTTCTTTATTCGAAAAAACATCTCCAGTAAAAAGACCAACAGCAGGAATCAGCTTTGCATGTGAGGATTTATACTTTAACTCACCAAAAGAAATAATAGCATTCTTTTTATTGTCAACATCAGATACTGTCCCAATGTAGTAATAATCGACAAAAATAATATCATAATGTTTTGAGATGGTATCATTACCATATCCCCAATCGCCGTTATCAGCAATACAAAGTGACTTCCCTGTAACAGCTCTCCATGCATTGATTCTGGCATCTTGTTCCGCAACTGAAACCCCCTGATGCTGGGGTTCATCAAATAAATAATAACCTATTACACAGTCCCTTCTTCCTAAAGACACAATATCAGGTGGTGGCGTATCATTAGGGCTATTGATTATGACATTAATTCCAACAGCTTCAGCAGCATTGCATGCTTTCTCAAATGTTCCACCATCCGTAAAATTGTATCCATAATGAATAATCGTATTGAAACCAGCGGTCTTAAGCTGAAGCATATCACATATATCGAAAACACCATGAACCCATGTAGCCTTCATTTTTGAATGATTCACAGGAGTGTAACTATCAAGATTACACGGGACTGAAGGCCTACGGGTATAAGTAATGGTACTCTTCCCTTCTATCTTGGCACCATTAGGCCAGTCGAAGCGAGACAGAGTTATATTACCGCTAATATAAGCCTTTCCTGTTCGTTTAATTGCCTCAAGTATCGACTGTTTTGCATCAATGCCGGGGTTTGAATAATCATATCCAAAAAGGGCTATATCAGATTCATTATAAATCTGATTATCAATATTTTCTTGTACTGTTTTACCATTACTTGAGCCAATAAGTGATGCCCCTGACGAAGTGGAAATCTCTTGTCTTAACTGATCTGGATCGTACTTCAATACATTAGGAAAATTGAACTGCAGAGAACCATACGCATCATAAACAGCCATAGAATGGCCTTGCACAGTTACGAATTTGGCAATCTGTCCGTTATATACAGGGTAACCAGCGGCGTTAATGATGATTGGTTGCGAAACAGGAACGTGAGATCCATCTTCGTTCTCTACATAAACCTGAATCTGGTTTTCAGGATTTACAGGGTCAGTGTCAATTTTACCAATATAAATTTTGCCATTGGCTACGGCTTTAAAAGAACGAGCCATAGTGAAGAGTTGCGAAGGCATGCTTACCACAACATTTGCGGTGATATCTGACATTTCATTACTCCAGACGAATGATATGATGCAACCATGATGTGATTGCATACCGAAATGGTACTATTGAGTATTTATCCAGTAGGTTACGATGCCATTCCACCCAACTGGTGAGGCATCAAGGATGTACAGCAAATACGACGAGGCGCAGTTTCACTTGATACTTCCGCATGAACTCCACGCGAAAATTAAGCAGCGTGCGAAGATGAATAACAGATCGCTGAACTCAGAGATAATTGCAGCGATTGAAGAATCGTTGACTAAACAAAGCTCTGCATCCGTTTACATTGACGATGCAGAGCGTATGGCAGAACAACAATCTGATATGGTTAAGAAAATGGTTTTTGAAACGCTTAAGACCATGTATAGCAATAATAAAAAGGAAACATAGAAATCTAGTTTCCGGATAAAATGGCATTGCCTTCATGATATCCTGTGAAAAACTAAGGAGAGTTAACCATATGAAAAAATCACTGTTAATTATCCCGCTTCTGCTGGTTGGATGCGCAAAAGTAAGTGACTATCAAGCAAGTTGCGAACAACGCTATCAAAAGCTTAGCGATATGGCTAATTGCCTTGATGCCAGTGTGAAGAACGACTCACGCATGGCATCAGCACCAACACCTAAGCTGTATGTCCTTGCTGCAAAGATGCTCGGGCAAGGTGTCGATGAAGGCAAGATAAGTGACGCACAGGCAAGACTTGAGCTTCAGAATCTTTATGTTCAATTACAAAGCCAAGAACAAGCCCAACAAATAGCACAAAGCCAAGCATTCCAGCAGGCTTTATTGAATTATCAGGCTGTAAACACAATGCAAGCGATCGAGCAAAAAGCGCGCCAGCCTGTTATAACTCAACCTTACCCAACACGCGTTGACACATATACAAACTGCAATTCAGGGTTTGGAAATACAGTCACATGCAACAGTAGCAGTAACATAAGATAACAATCAGCAAAGGTATTGCCTATGCAGAGTGGTACGATAAACCTCGCGTTCTACATATTTGGTTTTTGCACGTTCCTGGTGTTTGAAAAGCTATTCTGACAACGCATCAGACTTAGCCCCCTGCGTCAGAGCGTTAATTGCCTTTTGTGCCTGCTGCATTGCTTTCTCAAAGGCTGTTGATCCGCGTGGGGTGTTTGCCATTCGGAGCATTGCATTTCTGAATGGTTCGCTCTCATAGGCGCGAGTAAGAAGTCCGTAGCTTACCGCTGCGCCAGTTGTCGCCGGGTTCATTGCCGTCCCATACCCGATAATGAACGGGATGGTTTGCTGCCCTGTTGGTGTTGTTACTGCCGCTTTTGCTGCCTGCTGAGTGGACTGAAGGTAATTTTTCAATCCTTTCAGATAAGCAGCGTCCTGCCCCTTAAATGTGATGCCAGTCTGGTTTTGCAGGATGTTAATCTGCCGAAGGAACTGGTCAGGGGATCCGCCAGATTTCTCCATCGCCTTTCCAATGATGCCATTGCGCATTTGCGCCCTGCCAACACGACCAACTGAGTTATACAGCGTCTTAATTTCCGATTTGTTCTTGCTAAATAGCATGTTGTTGACAACTTCCGGCGTCAGGTCACCTTTCATGAGAACATTCTTCAGCCTGGTATTCTTTAGTTTAGCCGCTTCGTCAGCGTAGACGGCATTGGCCTGCTGATATTTACGGAGAGTATCGTTGCCAAGATTCTGACCAATGGCACCATTGATATCGTCAGTCATTGCCTTGTAAACGCGCTGAATGGCAGCATCGGAACGGTTTGGTAACACTGGTCGCTCACCCTTCACGTCCATTCTGAACTGGCTGCGCAGATCGCTTAATTGCTTCAAATCCAGATTTACCGGACCATCAGGACCAGCATTGCGAACAAGCTCATCACGATAGGACTGAAGTTTTGAAATAGTCTCGTTATCAGCGACCTTGCCAAGCTTCTGCAGGTTAGATATTTCTGTATCAATCTGCTGAATTGCTCGCGCAGGCTGAATGTTTACTCCAGCCATAGCATTCTGAACCTGCTCCAGTCGATTACCGGCGGCACGACGAATTCCTGATGTTTTCGCTTTTAGGCTGTCAATAACAACCGCTGGATCATACTCACCGAATTTATCAGCAAATCTCTGCACCAACTGGCTTCTCGCTTCCTGTTGCGTTGCTCTCATTCCGCTTGTGCCAGCCAGAGGGATATTTTCTGCTGTAGTCTGCGCCATTTTTCCGACGCGGGAAGTAGGCTGTAACAGGTCTGTGGTGTGCAGAGGAACTCCTTCACGCTCTGCAAATCTGATAGCCTGCTGCGCTTCTGGCGCAATAGCACCACGAACGCCACGATAAGCAGCACCTAATCCACGTCCGGCAGCGTTAATAGCACCGCCAGCCAACACACCAACGCCTAAATCGGTGGCGAGTGCTTCCGCATCATCTTTCGCACTATTTGCAGCAAGTGATCCAACTGCGTTTTCTGCGAGAAGTCGTGTTGCCCCATGAGCAATTCGACCAGCAAGTGTTGGTGCCTGTGTTGCCGCCCTCTCAACGCCAGCAGGAGTGAGGTAAGGCAATGCTTCAGCAAATACCCTTCCCTCTGTCGTTTGTGGAGTCAGCGCGCCTTGCTGAAGGCCAAAGTCCTGCTCTAATCCCTGCGTTGTTACTCGTGGCGCTGGTTGATATGTACCATCGCCAATGCCGAGTTTACCGCCAGCCCAAGCCGCCGCGCTTGTTACAGCATCTGCAACTGATGCAGGTATGTTTGCCACGTTCACGCCAGCCTGCACCAGTCCGCGACCAGTCTCTTTCACTGCTTCACCAAGATCAGACATAAATCCACTTTGCTGTGGTTGTTGCTGTGCTACTGGTTGCTGTGTATCCACTGGCTGCACAGATGGCAATGGATAGGCAGCATAGAAAGCTTGCTTAGCCTGCTCTGCATTTTCTCCGGCTTGCGGGGCCACGACTTCATTGAAGTATTGCTCCTGAGCCTGCGCTTTTTGTTCTGGTGCTAACGCCTGATACTGTGGAGAGGCGATAACATCTTTCCATGCTTTAGCCATTAATCACCCCATAGTGAAGAAAAGTTACTGCTGGCTGCTGGTTGTGATACCTGTGCAGGTTGAGATTGCTGCCGCTGAGATTTACCAACATTAACGTTATATTGTTGGTTGTAATTGTTGGTGTATTCCTGAATCTCACGAATCGACTGCTGCATAGCCTCCGGGCTTGAATAGTCAACCTGCGGCATCCCCTGAAAATACATCTTCGCTTCTGCAACGGTGTTAATACCACTGGCACCCATGTCCCTTGCTGCCGCCACACCCTGATTCTGCATTCTTCCCTGAATACGTTGTGCTGAGTTATATAACTGGCGCTGCTCTTTTCCTGTTAATCGGCTGCGAACATCAGCACCAATTGCCGGGTTACCTGCGCCGCCGGTCATTCCTGTCATGAAATCGAGAGCAGAAGCATCTGCATTTGCGATCGCGTCGATATCCTTCTTCATGGCATAGTTTTGTGCTGATGCAGACGATGTTGCAGGCGCTGCGATTGAACTGGCAGGAACGCGAACCATATTCCCCTCGTTGTCGATGCCTTCGTAGAACGCATTAGCCCCAGCGCCGTGAAGTTTCCCGCCTACCGTTACAGTTCTGCCATCTGATAACTGAACTGTACGCTCATCATTCCCAGCGGTTCCTCTTGTTGACGCTCGCTGCATTGCCAAATCCTGCCCGCGTCTCGCAGTAGAAGCAGATAAGTCCTGACCGCGCATCGTGATGTTCTGGCCTCGTGCTGTTAGCGCCTCGCCAGCCTGATTGCTGCGGATTGTCTCTGCCAGCCTGCCTCGGTCAATCTCACGACCTGCCATCTTGTCCTGAACATTGAAGTAATCAATAGGACCAAGAGCAGCCATCCCAAGGTGATCAACAAACTCACCAAATCCTGAAGGATTCTGCTGATACATCTGAGCAACGTTATTAGGGTCAACACCGACGCGCGCCAGCTCATTGGCGTTGTTTTGCAGCCATGATTGCATTGCTTCTGGAGACGAGGCCGCAAGGCGTGCGCCAGCCGCTAAGGTGCCGATAGAATTGCGCTGGTCTTCATCAATGAATCCCATGCCTTTACGAACGGATTCAATCTGGTCTGGATATTGAGTAGCCAACTGACGCAAAGCACCGCGATCACCAGACGCATAAGCATTAGCGTATGCCTGCTGAAATTCTTTCTGCCGCTGAGCCTGCTTTTCCTGCTGAAACACCCCCGCAATACCTGAAAGGCCTTGCAAAGCAGTCAGCCCAACATTGTTAGCGCCTGAACGCTCAATATCATTGTTCTGCCTGATAAGCTGAAGCGTATTGCCGATGTCATTTACGCTAGGAGCGTTTGAGTTGACGCCGCCAATACCAGCCAACAATCCGCCGTTTGTTCCTTGCCAAGTAGCCATGATTACCCCTTAAAACAACGAGCCAAGCAATCCGATACCAGCACCAATGCCAGCGCCCCAAGGCGTTGATGTTCCCAAAAGGCTGGCAAGACCTGCACCGGCAATCGCACCAGACGTGCCGCCGCTAATTGCAGTCTGAAGACTTGATGGTTTATTGGCATTAGCAGCGGCAAGTGCTGCGCTTTGCTGTGCAATGCTGCTCATGTTGTTGGCGTACGTCTGCCCGGCGTTTGCCTGACCTTGCAGCGCACCAAGACCAACGTTTGCCAGATTGTTGTAATTGCTCATCTGATTTGATAACCAAGACTGACCGAGTGTCGGCGCGATCGTAGCCAGTTGATTGCTTGTGGCTGTCGAACCAAGTCCACCCGTCGCCTCCGCAGCAGCAAGACTCTGGTAACGAGCCTGACCTGCAAGGTCTTTATACTGCTGAGAGTTGTAATACTGATTAAGTGCCTGCCCCTGACCTTCTAAACTGGAAAGGTTCTGAAGCTGGTTAACATACTGCTCCGCAAGAGGCGTGAACGGAGCAAGGTTTTTCATGATCGTCTGCCACTGCTGATTTTGCAGGTCTGCTGCATACTTCTGAGCTTCTGCGGCATACTTTGCACTTTTATCAGAACTGCCACCTTTCCCGCCTTTTTCAGGGCAATAAGGTTCCTCGCCGCGCAGTTTTCTGCCCAGCTTAAATGCATATAACATGGCTATCTCCCGTGATTCAGGAAGTCGATTAGTTCTTCGCGTGTGGCGCTGTAAAATGTCACGTCATCCACGCCTTTGAAGTATTTCTTGATGGTTCCTACACGCTTAAGGCCAATCATTGCGCAGTACATCTGACCGTGGCGGAATTTGCGCGCAGCGAACGATGTGACGCACTGAACGGTGGTGTTAGTAAGAATGTATCGCCAGAACGCCAGCCCGATTTCCTTGCTGAATCCACGAACCTCTGGCAGGTACATGGCGTGGCAATCAAAGGTCAAAGGCTGAATCTCCTGATAGTAAACAATGCCGCCGAACTGCCCGTGCACGTTCACCTCGAAGTAACGGCATTCAGGCTTGTAGTCGTATCCATCACCGTTGTTGCTCCCGGCGATAATGTCGGGGTGATTTCCAACGGCTTCTATCAGGTCGATGTTTCGCGTTGGTTTGAACTGAATCATCACTGCTCCGCGATTATCTTGATGGTTGTGGCAGTAAACGCCGCACCATTCGACTGAATGGTTAACGTACTGCCATTTGTGGCAAGAAATCCGTCTTTATCCACGCTGAAGAATGTAGCTAACAGGATGTTGTCGATTGTTGTCGCCGCATTACGACTGCTGACCAGCGTATCAGGAACAGAGCCGGAAAAGGTTAGCTGCATTGACCTGTTGGCGGTTCCGCTGGGCCACGTCCCGACGATCGACAGCTTGAAGAACAAGGTTTTGTTCTCGTTGAACACAACCATCTTGTTGTTAACAGTGTCAAAGAATGGTGCCAACGTCCCGGATGACGGCGTGAGCGTTTTCAGCAGGCTAACAAGGTTGGTCGGCGCTGTCGGGATGGTTACAGATACACCAGAGTAAACAACCTCTGACTTCTTGCGTGTGGTTGCATACTCCAGAGCATCAATGCGCGTTTCATGGTCTGAAACCTGCGACTCCAGCGACTGAACTCTGGTATCAAGCGACGCAATATCGCTTTCATTCTGAGCGATTCGCGTTTCATGTTCCTGAAGAGTTGATTCTGCCTGGCTGATTCGCTCCTCATGATTAACAAGCGTTGCTTCCGCAGCAGAAATTCGCTGCTCATGGTCAGCGAGAATCACATCCTGCTCATCGTTCCTGACTTGTGCGTCATAAGCGCCCTGTCCGGCCTCGTTGGCCTTGTTAGCCACGTTACCAACATCAGTACCCTGTGCGATAACGTAAAGCAGATACGACTGCGAGAAGATATTGCGTGGAAGAACTGATGTATCGAGCCGCGTAGCTTGGATGATTACCGGCACATTGAGATTCGAATCCGCCATTACTCAATCCTTATCTGGCAGCCAGACAGAGTGACTGGTGACTTCGTGATAACGCGCAATTTGAAGCCGACATTTTTCCTGATGCGCCCAACTCGCTTCCACAAAACACGTTTGTCGTAAACGAACGGTTCATTCTGCTCAATCATCTGTTCACGTCCGTAATTTATGCCGTCAGTGGTTGCAGAGAGGAACAGGCGGTCGGCGTACTGCGCAACGCCAGTTGACGATTCAACCTCAAGGTCGAACACTCTGGCGTTATCCGCTTTGAACAACGGAGTAAACAGCAGGTGTTCCTGTTGCTTGTCGTACTGGCTGCTGATGTCGAATTGCAATTTCCCGGTCACGGACTCCAGCTTATCGCCGCACGTTATCTGATTGCCTTCGTAAATGAAGTCGATAGCGCGGTACACATCGTTATACAGTCCTGTTTTCAGCACACACCATTGCGGACCATTGGCGCTTGAAGATGCGTCGTACACCAGAACATGGCGCGGAAGATGGATAATCAGCAACTCATGAGCATCAAATCGCAGCGATTCCATCACACCATCAGCCAGTTCATCAGCAGTGTAGGAGCGGAGGATTTTCTCAATGCTCGCGCTGGCGATTGGTGACACCTGACCGGAGCCGATGATGTATACAGACGGCGCACCCGTTGCCGGATTGCTGATGAACGCATACGAATCAGCAAACGGCGTTTTGCAGTAAGTCCCGGCGATGCCTTTTTGCACCATCAGTGATGGCTGTGCGACATACAAAGCAGCACCAACGGTGGTTGCGCCAGTCAGGGAAAAATATTCAATCGTCGATGAACCAAAGCAGACGATGAAGTCTCGCCATGTTCCGATGCCGATGATGCCGTCAGGCTGAGACTCGGCACGATATTGTGCGCTGTATCGGTCAGGATGTGATTCGTCTTCAGGGTCAGTGATAAACCATGAATCAGTTCCGTCTTTTGACCACGCATAACGCCCACGTAAGCGCGTAATGTCGCGGACTGAGCCTAACTCATACTGCGTGAATCCGCTGTCTGTAGGCCAGTTTGAGACGGTTTTAACCGCACCATCATAGCGATACTCGACCAGTTGACCATTAACGCCTACAGCCTGAGATGTTCGACCATGCGCCATTGATACGCGACCACTTCCAGCGACGTCACCGACTTCGCTTTCGCCTTTGTAGAGCTTCCCACCACACACGCGATAAACAGCACTCTGCGCCATGTTGTACTCGACTCCGCGCGATACACCGTTCACATCAGAACGTTTGGCAATGCCCGGGAATGAGCGAAGATATCCGCTGCTGTTCAGGATTTCTTTGGGTGTAGCCAGCATATTCACTGGCAGATAGTCGATATAGTCAGCGTTTCTAAAGTCTTTGCCGACACCTTTCATAAGCGGAAGTTGCTGAATCGGCATTATTCGCTCCCGTTATCACAAGGTTCCTTTCGGTGGAAGTAATTCCAACCGTTCCACTTCGCCAACTGGTTTCCACTGCCAACAGGCATACGGTTTGGATAACCGGACTTACATTTAGCGGCTTTCGCCCTATCCATTGCAGACAGTTTGACGAGTCGCTCTTTCCCGTATCTGGCAGTGGTTATAAGTTTTGCAGACGCTTCCAGCGCATAATCTGGAGCAATGCGGCAGGCAAGGTTGAAAATGACGGCATTGATAGCGTTATTTGATAAACCGTGCTCATCGCCCGGATCCGGAGAAACATCTGCATCAGCAAAAATGTAGCCAACGTTGATACCAGGTGACGCATCACCGCCAAGCCATTCAGCCATCATCATTTCAAGGTCGTTGACGCCGTCTTCCATAGACTGCGGTTCGACATCTGTTAACGTGGCATTTGATGCCACACCGAGCTTACGTAATGCCGCAAGGACTAAATCACCCTTCGTTGTCAGGTTCATCTGCTGCCGCCTTAGGTTTTCGACCAGGCTTTTTACGCTGTTTTTCTTCTGGCTCTGCAATAGCCGGACGCAAACTCAGGAGTCGTCCAAGAACATCATTTGCTTCATGACCATCCCACTCTTTCCCGAACTCAAGCTCAGTACCTTCAGGAAGGAACTCGATTTCTTCAACAGGTAGGTGATAAGTGATTTCGCCTTCTGGAGTGGTGATACCAGCAATGATCCAGCCATCCCACTCTTCACCGTCACTGTGTTTGCGAGACCACCACGAAAGCTCAGCGTAAGCATGCATCAGCGATGAGAAGAGGCGCACTCGGTGAGCGTAAAGCTCGTTAAAAGTGTGATAACCGTCGGACACTTCGCCCATATCAACTGGGGAAGTTTCACCTCCGCCAACACTCCCAATTTGATCACCAACAAGAGGATCATCAGGAACATCGTCAGGGTGCTTATACCAGCCATTTGCTAAGTGCACAGCTACATCATCAGGATCAACGGTTTTCGTTTTCAGCTTGCGTCCCCATATTTTGGTATCTCCGCCAGCCTGAAAAATCATTACGCTCATTGGTATCTCCAATAGAAAAGGGAGCAGAAGCTCCCTCTGGTTATCACGCGGTCTGGTTAGGCAGACCAACACCAATTGCCTCTGGTCGTACAGCACATGCTGAATACCACACAGCAATACGGCACTTACCAGACAGAGTGTTGATATCACCCTGCGTTGCGAAGATGCCGTTAACACCAATACCAGGAATGCTGAAGGAAGACGTTTTCATGCCAGCAAACAGTTCATGGGTTACCGGGATCGGCTGAGACAGCAGGCGGATTGAGTCATCAGCCCAGAACACGTTAGCGGTGGTTGTTGCCACGTTCAGAACGTTTACCGGAGTGGTATCAGCAAGAGAGGTGTTTACGTTAGCGTAAGCCTTCTCTTCTTTTGTCAGTGACGCGTCATCCAGTGCAATCGGCTTCGGCGTGATTTCGATGTGAGTACCATCGATCACACGGGTGATTGAGAAAGTAGCATCATCAGTCAGCACGTTCTTCGCCATCTGAGACAGGAATTTCACACCAGTGAAGCTGATTTTGTCGCCGCGCTTAAACCCGGTGGTGGAGGATACGGTCACCGTTGCAACACGGTTGTCGACGTTCTCTTTGTTACCATCGGTATCAAGAGTGTATGCCTGCGGCTTAAACTTCTGCGCACCAGAAACAGTTACACCAGTAGCGGTTGACTTGGTAACTGCCGGAAGTTTCGGTGAGCGAAGAATTTCATCAAAGCCAGCAATCTGACGCTGAATAGTACCGTTGCGATACGCTTCTTCAGGAACGCGACCGAAGATGTCACCATCTACCAGGTTGCGGCCTGCTTTGCGGTAATCGTCAGGGTTCAGGAAGTAACTGATGCCCATATCGCGGTTTAGCTCACGGGAGAACATCAGGCGCTCTGCATCAGACACAAAATCCCAGCCAGACAGGCCAGTAGATGGACCAATTGCGCGGGTATCGTGAACAACAAGCGAGCCCATTTCAGTTGCCTGTTTGGCAATTGCTGACTCAATGTTATTCGCCAGTTTTTTGGCGGATGCCTGGATGCGGCGACGGTAAGAACGCTCATCACGCAGGTCATCTGCACGAAGCTCGAAGAAATCGTTATCCGGATCGCCCATGTTGCATTTCACGGAGAGTTCCAGAATCCCGGTTGCGTTGCCAGTTAAATCCCAGCCAGTCTGGGTTGGCGCTTCCTGCTCAACAGGCATCCACACGGTGTTGCTTGAACGCTGCATGGATTCTGCCGGAGGGGTGTATTTTGTCACTTTGGACGCCATTGGCGTCAGGTTCTGGACGGTTTCGATGATTTCATCCAGAGCATACGTGACCAGTTGACCTTCATTTAATGCCATTATCGAATTCCTTTATTCAGTTGCGCCTTGAGCTTGCGGTACGTCTCTACATCCCCTTTGTTTGCTGCCGCCTCCATCTGCTTTTCAATCGCAGAGATATTTGCAGCAACAGCATGTCCCTGAATGGGTTCATCAGGTAACGGGGCTTCTGAAACAGGCTTGGCTCGAGGCTTGAGAGTTAAACGTTCTGACAGTCGAGTGAGTTCAATCAGTGCGGATTGCCCGTCCATCGCCAGCAACTGGCGTGTTTTCTCAGGATTAGCACCAAGGTGATACATGATAGCAGCGGATTTCTCCGGGAAGAGGCGCATGATGTCGGCACCGACTGCTGGCGGCACCAGTTGCATGAATGCATCCTCTTTCTCCTGATAGTCAGGGATATTGAGCTTTTCCGCTGCGTCGTAGTGCTTACGGGCTGCCTCGACGTATTGCGCTGATTGCTGGGTGAACTCCTGAGTTTTGCGACCCTGCTCGGCGACAGCCTGGCTTCGTGCGTCCATAGCCTTGATCTGCCATTCACTGTTTGCCTGCTGGAAGGCAGCCAGTGCGCGGCTCTGGTCATAGTCGTACTTAGCCAGTGCGTCTTCGGAAAGATAATCGTTAGGGTCTGGTTGTTTTGGTAACTCAGGGTTCACCCGCAGGTGCTCCGGCAACTCTCCACGCTTAACCGCTTCCATCTGCTGCTCAAGCTCACGCTGGCGTTTGCGTTCGATGCGGCGACGGGCAAATTCAGCATTAGTTGCCGGGTCTTGTTTTGGTTTCTCATCGTCTTTCAGGACAATCTCGAAGCCTTCTTCCTGACCTGCGTTGTCGTTGGCATTATCGACAACTAAGCCATCAGCAGATGCCGCTGCATGATTGCCGGGCAGGGTTAATTCTTCAGAAGCCTGAATGTCGGTGGTTTGGTCCATGATTAACTCTCTCTTATTGAGGTGTCTCGGCTACTCCGCCGGAGGGGATTTGAACTTGACGCATAAGATTCGCGAAATCCATGCGTTGTGAATGAGTCTGGTCTGCATCTTTAAGAAGCAGCTCAGCGTTAGCACGAGCATCTTTGCTGCGCTGTTGCTGGAATTGACCTACGAGCTTGAGGTACTCACGCAGTTCTGCCTGCTTGTCGAGGTCCATATTGTTGAAGATTTCTGCAATCTTCGCGGCGTTGAGTTGGTTTTGGGCTTCAACCTTGGCGGCTTCAACCTGAATCTGCGCCTGTTGGTTCTCTGCCTTGAGCAATTCAGCCTGACCTTGCAGAAGGATACCCTGCGCCTGAATTTGCTCTGCTGATGGCTGCTGCGGCTGTTGTTGTGCCTGCTGTACCATCTCCATTTCTTCAGGTGTTTCTGGTTTCTTCAGCCCCATCATCACCAGTTGCTTGTTAGCGTACTCTCGCATCATCTCGACGCCTTTACCGTCAAGCAGCGTGAAGTATTGCAGCATCAGCATCTGGAACTCTGGAGTACCTTGCGGAACCTTGGTGAGCAACTCCTGAATCTCTGCGCGGTTCTGTTCCTTCATACTCTGGAAGGATGGTCCAACGTCTGTATAGCACTCATAGCGACCGCGAATGTCGTTGAGTGTGACCACATTACCGGACTGGTAATCGACAACTTGCGCGTAGAGTTGAACGTCTTTCTCGCTACCATCTTCAAGTGTCAGCGTTACATGACGAGGAACGTCATAAATATCGTTGACCATTGAGGCATAAATCTCGCCATCACGTCGCATTGCGGTAGCCAGGTTATCCTGAAACACGTATGTCTCAAGGTCTGCCCGCATGTTCAGTTGATTGACGGTATCGAAAGCGACCTGACTGTTTGCTGCCTGCGCATCCACGCCAAGACTAGCCACCTCTTTCACTGCGTTGGTGGCAGCCTCAAGCATGTAAGCGTTGGCTTGCGGCACTTCAGGGTTTTCCATGTAGGAGATTGGACCAATCGGAAGGTCGTTACCGTTTTCATCGGTCTTGTTCTGCAGATAGTACGGATAGTCATCATTTCCACCGTACATGTATTCGTAGCCTTCGATTTGCTCAGGGAAGAAGGTAGGTTTCTTCTTCGGTGAACGAGCAACAATATCGGCGTTGAACGACATGATCATGTTACGAAGGCGCTGACCGTCTTTCGTCAGCCTTACCACTCCTTCGTAGCACTCCTTGTCACCAGCGAATGACCATTCGCCATACACTGGAACGATTGGAATATGCTCTCCGGCTATCTTCTCGCGATCTTTCAGTATCTGCGTGCAGGTGATGATCGACTTATACACACGCCGACGCTTCACCTTGCGCTCTGCTACCTTAATGAATCCACGATTAGCCAGGTCGTCGATGACGTCTTTGATATCCTGCTGGTAATAGCTGACCGGCTCACCTGTCAGCGGGTCGCGGTAGATGAAGACCTTCTCCTTCTTCTCTTCTACCTCGTAATACTCAGCGACATAGACGACATCATTCGATACCCACGGGAACAGCCATGTATCGTTCGGATTCTGGAAAGATGGCAAGGTGTCCGGATCAATACCGTAATCCTCTGCGAACTCTTTCCAGCCATTGCGCGACAAGGCGTTAATCACCGTACAGTGCTTAGCGTCGCTCTTATCCATCTGCTTGCTGTTGGCGTCCCATATGACGTGTGAGCAGGCTTCATGAATTGGCAGGCGTCGAATTACCTGATTGTTGCTTGTTGGGTCGTTGTCTTCGTACTGTGTGACCAGACGCCATGCACCAACGCCGGACTCTATCTGCTCACGAACGCCAACGTTAACGGCAATCTTTGCCGTGTTATGGCGCATATCGGTACGATACATTCCCATCAACACATCGGCAGCATCAGGATTAGCGCCGTCTTTTGGTCGGAAGAGAACGTCGATAGGGTTCCGGCGCATCTCTGCGACCAGTTTCCTGACCACCGGGCGAACAACATCGAATTGTCCGCGATATTGCAGGGTAGTGTAGTTTGATAGCCAGTCATCCCATTGGCTTATGCGACTGAAGTATAAATCGTTAGAAGCTTCTGTTCTCGCCTCGTCGGAAGACATCCAATCAACATCGAATGCTTGCAGTATCTTATTTAATCGCTCTGCGTTGTCAGTCATAACTTTACCGTGATAAAATCAATGGGACAACTTCAACAGGAGATTCTATTGTGAGCCATCCATCTATAGAAGATATAAGGAAAAATTTCACATACGATGCTGAAACCGGAATTTTGTACGCGGCTAATCGCACAAGGAGGACAGACCTTAACGGCAAGCCAGTTGGGTGCCAGCATGGAAACGGATACCTTGATGTAAGGCTTGGTAAAAAACTGTACTACGTGCACAGAATTTGTTTTGCGCACTACTATGGTTACTGGCCCGAAGCAGTAGATCACATAAACGGAAACCGTGCTGATAACCGCATCTGTAATCTTAGAGATGCCAATAAGCAGTTGAACGGACTAAACCGTGGCATGGATTGCGACAATTCAACTGGATACAAAGGAGTTTCCTATCGCAAGGACACAAATAACTACATGTGGCAATTTGTGGTAGAAGGCAAGAAATACACAAAAAGCGGATTCGCTACAGCATTAGATGCATACAAGCATAAAGTAGCATTTATTAACGCTCTGAATTCCGCTGCCTCTGAATTTCTCAAGCCGTAACAACAGTATCTATCTTGTTGACCGTGCGATGGGCCTGATTGGGGCTGGTATCTTTTTCTCTTTTGGTTTTTTGATGTCGCGCATCATTTTGGCGAAGCGGCGCATCATGTATGCATAGCGAACGGCTGAGAGAACGTCGTCGTTAAGCTTGACGATTTTCCCGTTTTCATCACGGTGATAGAGGCGGAACTCCTCAAAGAATGGCTCACAGGTGTTGAATACTTTGAAGCGACCATCAAGCATCATGTCGCGCAATTCAGTGATTCCAGGCTCAACAGCATTACCGCCATCAGGCCATGTCGCATGATCCTGCAACATCATAAATCCAGCGTCTGCATACTGCCCTTTGAGCTGCTCACCGCCGCCCTTCTCGTGCTGGTTTCCGTCATGAGGCCATGCTGTTGGCACTTTATGCGCCCATGATTTAACAGCCCCCCATGCCTGAACGGCTGTTTTTTCTTTCGCCTTCCACACGCGTGAAACGTAGATTGTGTCTGCGTCCTTATCCCACCAAAGCTGAACCTGCGCTTGTGGGTGATCCCATCCGAAATCCATCCCGCCAATTACGTAGAAGTGATCAGGACACTCGAACGGCTGGCACTTAATCGTCTCTTCCGGTATCTGGAAGATTCGACCGCTACCCATCGTAGGAATACCGCGAGCACGCGCCTCTCTCTCGTGCTCGGGATAGGATGCGATGATTTGCTCTTTCTGCTCGTCGGTGTAGTGCTCTGCGTCATAGATGGTCATGTTGACCACTTTCTGCGACTTGCTGGGATTCTTCAGGAACTTGGTAACAACGTCAGACATCCCCATCAGCGGGGTAAACGTCAGAATTGAGAATTGCCCGTATTTGTTGGTACGGGTAAGACCTTCGCCATAAATGCTGTATGGTGGCTCTTCGTCAAACCACACGCCGTGGATTGTGTCACCCTGCCAGCGAGCACGGCCTTGCGAGTATGGCTTGAAGTAGCAGATTGAAATGCCATCTTCAACGCCATCAGCCGTGTGATGCTTAACCAGAAGATGATCAACAAGGTTCGGAAAGAAAGGAGACTTCTTCCAGCTAATGATGTCTTCTTTCGGTATGGAACCGTAGCCAGGCTCATCATTCTCTTCGATACGACCGCACAGGATGCGTTGAGTCGTTTTGGTTACCGTCTCGTTTGTCTCGCCGCCAATCCAGAAGACAACAGGCTCATAGAAACGCTTACCTTTCCACTCACCGCCATATTTACCATCATCCGGATAGCCTTTTGTTCCCGGATAACGCCCTGTAAGGTGAAACGCGACTTCAGCAGCACCAGTAAATGACTTACCAAGCTGGTTACCAGCCATAAAACATCGCTCTGGATAGTCATGCCCGGCGTCGATGAACTCACGCTGTTTGCTGTATGGCGTAAATTCATATAGCAGGTGTGTGTTCCGGTAGTTCTCTTCTTCTTCGAGTAGCTCGAGCAACTCGATTTGCTCTTCGTCGCTCAGGTTATCAAGAATCGTGTCCAGTTCCACGGTTGAATAGCTCCTTGATACGAGAGCGTCGCTTATCGCGATCTCCCTTATCAGGTGTCACGTCTTCAACTTGCGACTGCTCTTTGAGGCCCAAATCACGGGCGATGATGTTAGCGTTGAGAAGGTCAGCGGCTGCGCCAGAGAATTTCTGATCGTAGATGATGTCTTCCGCTCGTGATGTGACGTCAGAAAAACCTTCCATTGACCGGAAGGTTCCCCATGTTTGCCTGGTGATATCAAGGAAGGTACACAATCCTGAAATAGTCATGGCTCGCATCTTAGGGACATTAGCCTTAATTATTTCTCCCTGATATGAAAATACCTTACCCTCCCATAGCGGGTTATCATCAGCCCACTCGAAGTATTCACAACAAGCAGCCCACAGCGCATCAGGCGATTCGAATTTAGGGTTTCGCCCATGACTACTGCGGGCCTCCCAGAATCGGTTGCCCTTTGGTGCTGCCATATTCATCTCACTTAATTGTCATTTCAGGTTGAGAACTCTTTTGCACCTTCAATCAATGACTGCTTCAGCAATTCGAGTGTGCCAATCGCCTCACACAAACTGATTTCACCATCGTAATCATGAATAACGCTTTCCAGCCGCTCGTATAGCTCTTGAGTAATTGGGAATTTCTTCTCCTTACCCAAATTGATTACGCGGCTCACATCATGCTCCGGTAGTGAACAGGTCTAACGCTTCCTTCGATTTACGCACCGCTTCGATAGTGCGGGTCGTGATATCTGAGTTAGCGCCACCTGACTGGAAGTGAATTTTGAATAGCTCAAGCTTCAGCTCGTCAGTGCCAATGAATTGAAATGCTTCTTCTGCGGCTGCGTTCTGGTTCATGACCAGTTTGTAAATCTCTAACTGGAATTTCTGTTCTTCAGTCATGGGAATAATCTCTGCCATTGTTGGCTCCAGTCGTTGGGTTAAGCCATTAAGGTGAAAACTCGCGAATTCTCATTTTGATGGCAATAAAAAAGGCCGCCTAAGCGACCTTCCATTAAAATATTCTTTTCTGCTGAGATTGCTCAGCCCATCCAGGCTTATTGAATGGGTGGCATACATTTCCTTGTGCGTTAGATAATGCAGCCGAGTTAGCTTCTTTCCACTGTTCTTCTGTTGATTTAACGCTGTTATTTATATAAACCATGCCATCCCCAGACATCTCTTCTGCATACTCTATCGCTTCTTTCTTCCTGTCAGAAGAGAAACGCTTAGAATTACCGGCACTCAAAAACCCTGAAATTTCGTATGCGATCCATTCCTTGGTTTCTGCATTAAATAGCAACTGCCAATCTTTACACATATCAACCTCGTCTAGTTGTTCGTCATAGATTCAGTGGCTGGCGGTGACGATTCCGCTTTTCGGGAGCTACCCTAGCCACTGTTTTATTCTATCCGATGTCTTTCCATCAGTCCGCCACCACAAAGAATCTTTTTTGCCATAAGGCAGGAGGTTCATCTTTCAGTGGCTGCCAGTGTTATTTCCCCACTTTCTGGCTTGGGTTGTTTCGCTGTACTACCGTTAATTGGTGAGTCCGGGGATTACGGTTTGCCCGTGCTGTTCAAGACGTTCAATTCTCGCCAGTAGCTGAGGCTTCTTAATTTTTCCCCAGCGATTGAGCAGGCGGCCTGACATGCTGGCAACATCCTTCTCTTTCATGTACTCCAGCATTACGGCATTTCTCTCTTCTTCAAATTGACGATGACCAACCTGAAGCATGGCGTACATCCAGTTGAATGCGTTGATGTAAGCAATTTTGATACGCATTGCTTCTTTTTTGGTGTAGGACATAACCAAAAGCATCAACCCATCCTTGCGGAGACGGTAGAATTTTTGCGGCTTACCATTCTGTAACTCATTGTTTTTATAGCAAAGCTCAAAGTTGAGCTTTGTATCAAACTCAGGAGGGCAAGCTTCTATGGTTCGTTCAATGTCACGAACCACGTTCTTCGGCAGCTTTCCAAATGCTTTTGCCACCATAAAAGAATCTGTAACCGGATCGTTGTTTGCTACAAAAATTAGGTCTCTGAAATCTATATCGTTAACAACGGTTGGGTAGTTCATTGCGTCTTTACCTTTTAGAAAGATGAGCCTGTTCGCACAGAAAAGCCGTCCCCGAGATGGTCGCCACCATATACGGCAATTCTCAGGCTCAGCTTTCTGAAAGACTCGGGGTTTATATGCGCTGCGATGCGCGTTTACTGAGGACACAAAAAAGCCCCGCGAATGCGAGGCTAAATCCTGGTATTTGTAATGACTGGCTCTTATCTCAACGCAGCCCCTTACCGCGCGCAAAATGCTCAATATCAAGCATCAGCAATGAGATGTTTAATCTGGATTCACTCCAGAAGTGAGCACCACCCTGTCTACAGAGCCAGATGTGAAGGATGATGAGTAAAATTATCGCTATCATCGAAGGCATTGCGTCCTGATGTATTCCTGAAGCGTTCTCAGTGCTGTTTGGTCGCGGATAATTCCGTCCCGGATACCGAGAACGTTTCGTCCAGCAACTGGAGAGAGTTCGACGGTGGAATCATTGCCCATGCCGGAGGCGCTGGAGGTTTCGGCTGAGGATGGCATAGGGCATTTTCCTTTGACGAGCACCCTACCACCATTATCAAGCTTGCGCCGAAGAGCATCATTTTCAGCTTTCGCATCAGCTAACTCCTTCGTGTATTTAGCATCGAGTGCATCAGCAGTACGCTGGCGCTGCTGCATGTCAGTAATGGTGGTAGTCGCCTGCTTCAGCTCACTGACTTTTTTATCGCGCTGCTCTTTGTAGGCGATTGCGTTATCACGGTAATGATTAACAGCCCATGACAGGCAGACGATGATGCAGATAATCAGAGCGGAGATAATCGCGGTGACTCTGCTCATACCTCAATCTCTCTGACCGCTCCGCCAGCCTCTTTGAATTTTGCAATCAGGCTGTCAGCCTTATGCTCGAACTGGCCATAACCAGCACCCGGCAGTGAAGCCCAGATATTGCTGCAACGGTCGATTGCCTGACGGATATCACCGCGATCAATCATCGGTAAAGCGCCACGCTCTTTAATCTGCTGCAATGCCACAGCGTCCTGGCTTTTCGGAGAGAAGTCTTTCAGGCCAAGCTGCTTACGATAGGCATCCCACCAACGGGAAAGAAGCTGGTAACGTCCGGCTGCTGTTGATTTGAGTTTTGGGTTTAGCGTGACAAGTTTGCGAGGGTGATCGGAGTAATCAGTGAATAGCTCTCCGCCAACAATGACGTCATAACCATGATTTCTGGTTTTTTGACGTCCGTTATCAGTTCCCTCTGACCACGCCAGCATATCGAGGAACGCCTTACGTTGATTATTGATTTCCACCATCTTCTACTCCGGCTTTTTTAGCAGCGAAGCGTTTGATAAGCGAACCAATCGAGTCAGTACCGATGTAGCCGATGAACACGCTCGTTATATAAGCGAGATTGCTACTTAGTCCGGCGAAGTCGAGAAGGTCACGAATGAACCAGGCGATAATGGCGCACATCGTTGCGTCGATTACTGTTTTTGTAAACGCACCGCCATTATATCTGCCGCGAAGGTACGCCATTGCAAACGCAAGGATTGCCCCGATGCCTTGTTCCTTTGCCGCGAGAATGGCGGCTAACAGGTCATGTTTTTCTGGCATCTTCATGTCTTACCCCCAATAAGGGGATTTGCTCTATTTAATTAGGAATAAGGTCGATTACTGATAGAACAAATCCAGGCTACTGTGTTTAGTAATCAGATTTGTTCGTGACCGATATGCACGGGCAAAACGGCATCAGGTTGTTAGCGCAACCTCTTGCCACCCGCTTTCACGAAGCCAGCCATTGAGCTGGTTTTCTTTTATGCAAAGCACACCGCACCGTAGCCACAGCGGATAAGGTGAGGGTTTTGTCTGTCTGGTTTTTGGTGGAATGCGCTTTCAGAAATGTCGTGCAATAAAAAGGCCGCCTTAGCGACCTTTATTTGAATTTGGATTCCCTCTCCATTTCCATTCATCTTTATGAGCTGCAACGCCAAGTTCGGTAAGAGAGTAGTATTGCATTAAGCTATGATATCCGCCGTTATTATCACGGTCGAAAAAGCCAACAGCAAGATATCCATGACGGACCAATGAGTCAACCATGAGAATCTCATCATCCTGTACGTCAGAATCAGCAATTCTCTCCTGCTTAAATTGAAGAATTCGATTGAGAAAATGCAGTTCTCTTCCAGAGATTTTTTCCATAACAACCTCGTCTAGTTGCTCGTCTATGTTCGCTATGGCAGGCAGTGACGATACTGCTTTTCGACTGGCCGGTCTAGCCATAGCTGAAGGGGACCAGTTACGTTTATCAGGCGTCTTTCGACCGATTTCCTGAGGTAGCAGGTTAGGATGTGGTGGCTACTACGTGAGACTTAGCTCAGCGCCCTACAGGAAGGTTCTTTGGCTGAGTACCCATTACAAACCCTGTTTTAACCACATGGGGAAGCCAACTCTCCCAAATACTTAGTGTCGAGCCTAAACAGGGCATGAAAGAAGGCTTTCCGTTGTGCTTAAAACGCAAAAAGCCCCGAGCTATTAACTCAGGGCTTTATTTAACGAGTGCATTTATCCATCGTTGAGTCAAATTTACCCAATTTTATTCAATAAGTCAATATCATGCCGTTAATATGTTGCCATCCGTGGCAATCATGCTGCTAACGTGTGACCGCATTCAAAATGCTGTCTGCGATTGACTCTTCCTTGTGGCATTGCACCACCAGAGCGTCATACAGAGGCTTAACAGTGCGTGACCAGGTGGGTTGAGTAAGGTTTGGGATTAGCATCGTCACAGCGCGATATGCGGCGCTTGCTGGCATTCTTGAATAGCCGACACCTTTGCATCTTCCGCACTCTTTCTCGACAACTCTCCCCCACTGCTCTGTTTTTGCTATATCAACCGCACGGCCTGTACCGTGGCAATCTCTGCATCTTGCGCCCGGCGTCGCGGCACTACGGCAATAATCCGCATAAGCGAATGTTGCGAGCACTTGCAGTACCTTTGCCTTAGTATTTCCTTCAAGCTTTGCAACGCCACGGTATTTCCCCGATACCTTGTGTGCAAATTGCATCAGATAGTTGATAGCCTTTTGTTTGTCGTTCTGGCTGAGTTCGTGCTTACCACAGAATGCAGCCATTCCGAATCCGGCTTGTGATTGCGCCATCCCCATAGCAGCCATCACATCAGTACCGGAAAGAGAGTCAGAAGCCGTGGCCCGTGGTGAGTCGCTCATCATCGGGCTTTTTGGCGAATGAAATTTAGCTACGCTTTCGAGTCTCATGGCCTTCCCCTTTTGCCCTGTTTGACCATCAGGACGCCGTTAACTATTACGTGACGCTCACCTTTGCTGTCTCGGTTGTACTTGAGCACTGTTCCTCTTGCACAGGAAAGCATCCTCGCCACTTCGGTCTGATTGCCTCGTGTCTGTATAAGCAGTTCTGGTATCGTTTGAATTGTGGCGTTCATACGCTCTCCAGTTCGGTGATTTTTATTCCAAGCCTTCCGCCTGGTACTTTCACGCCACGAATTACGCGAATGTCATCGAATTGCTCGTCGTCTTCCGCAAATCCGGCGTGGATAAGGGAGTCGAGTAAACCTTTAAGAATGTTGTCGAGGTCGCGGCGGCGGGAGTCTGGAACGTCTGCGATGACTTTGATTCGTAGTCGTGATTTGGTGAAAATGTCTAACTTGAGTTGGCGGATGATTTGCTGAACTTCTTTTCGGTATTTCTGGCCTTTGTCGCTGATGTAGTATTGGCTTCCCCGTCTTCGCCAGTAGGTGTTCACCGACGGCGGGTATGGAAGCACAAACTGATATTCGTTCATGGCTTAATCTTCCCCTCCTTCAGCAGTATCGCCTGCGTCCTGATCACGCCTTCGAGGTGGTAAAGTCTGGCGTCTTTGTTGTCGAGAATCCTTGTGCGTCGGTCGATCTCCGCGTGGCAGTCACTACAAGCCCATGCACCGATCAGGTCGTCAGGCTTCATTCCCGTTCCGCAAATTCCAGCCATCCGGTAATGTGCCAGAACTGTAGTTTCAGGATTGCCATTGCATACGCCGTAAATACGTACCTGGCATTCTCTGCCGCGCGCTTCTTTGCGTAGGTTAGCCATTATGGTTCACTCCAGTAATTCTCAATTGCAGCAGCCATTCTCTGCATCCACTCAGCCAGCTTTAACGCGGCTTCTCTTTCAGAACCACATTTAGGGAAATCCTTCATTTCCATGCTGGCCTTATATGTTCTGAATGCCAGGTCTCCGGTAATAACCAGCTCCTGATCAAGCACCGAGCGTTTATTCCGGTGTTGAACGTAATAGACAGATTCAGTCCGCATTTCTTCTCTGTCTTTTTTGAAGGAAATAAGCTCAGAGAAATCACTCATCGTCTTCTTCCTCGTACATTGAGCTATTCGGATCGCTCATCAGTTCTGCGCAGCACGCTTCACATACATGAACTTCCAGCACATGCAGCTTCTGACCGCAGTTAGCGCACGTTAAAGCCCGCTCGACGCTTTCTTTCTGGTATTGAATGGATTGGGATGGGCTAAGCATTATTGGATTCTCTGCATCATGAGAAAGACAATCATGGCGGCGCGGAGGGGATTTTCATGTATAGCTCGCTTAGATTTACAGTAGGCCACACCGCGTGCACCCCACTCGTCTTCATCGAGATTGATAATGCTAATCCTGTATTTTTCAATAATCGGCCATGCGTCTGCTGGGTTTACGCATGGGTTAAATGATCCGCGCTCAACTTCTACTTCAACTGCGTCTCCGTTTACAATGTCTCCCTCAAATGAGACAAACACCATATCGCCATTCTCACCTTCTTTGTAATCCGGTGATCCGTTATGAATAGCTTCGAATACCGCCACGTTAATTTCAAAATCACTTAACTGTGAATAATCCATTGTCATTTCCTCGCACGATGTCTTAGCCACCGGATATCCCACAGGTGAGCCGTGTAGTTGAAGGTTTTTACGTCAGATTCTTTTGGGATTGGCTTGCGTTTATTTCTGGATCGTTTCGTTGGAAGGTATTTGCAGTTTTCGCAGATGATGTCGGTGATACTTCGTCGCTGTCGCCTCATTCATACCTCCTGTCGGTAAATCTGACACCCTGACCAATAGCCCAGGCTGTCGTGTACTCAATCAGACTTGCCATACGCTTCACACTCATCTGCGCGCTGCTTTCGCGAATGTTGACGTATTCGCCTTCAAGCCCGGGCAAAACATCAGCTTCCTGTTTTGTTGCCACTGCATGACCGCTGATCAACAAAACCTTCCATTGTTCCGGTTTTAACCATTTGCCGCACCATTGAACCTGACGTGCGATATCCGCCAGCATCGCGTGAAATTTTGCGTTCTGGTCAAGGTTGCGCTTGTAGTCAGTAATGCGGATGGTAACTGGCTTGTCTTTATCGAGTGGTGTTGCGAGGATGGCGTTGATTGCGGCTTGCTGTTGTTGCTTAGTTCGGAGGAAGATTGTTTGCTTCATCGTTACTCCTTCACTTTGACTCCGGCGGTGCGAACTGCGGCCATCCAAGCCCTGTATCTCTTGTTTATTTCAACTCGTTTATACACAATCACGCCCAAAATATTCTTGCTTCGCATTTGTCGAATGAAGCAAGCGGAGACACCAAGTTCATCAGCGCACCAATCTTCAAATCTCTCTAAGTTATCGTCCATGTCAATCCCCGTTAATCGTTTCACTCACGAATCTGACAAAACCAGCCATGTTAATTTGCATGAGTTTTTTCAACACTTTGTCTCGCCGGCTACGTTTTGGTTTTGGCCTGTGGTTGAATCTTTCACAAACTGGAAGGCTTGATGATTTCCAGTACCTATTACGCCTTGCTCCATCTTCCGCCATATCGGCATGAATAAGGTCTGCGAGTGTGCTCACATTCACCTCTCCAGTTACATTGGTTTTGTAATGTTGCTAGTCATCTTACGAATAAAAAAATGCGTACGTAGCTTTGCTTCCCACATGTAAATCTCCTCAAGGCGAGATAAATCTACGAATACCGGACCTTTGTAATCTGGTCTTGATGCCCTTATGTATGAGCTAATAGTTTGTGCATCTTGCTCGTCAAGATTCATGACTTCCCTCTCTAACAGATTTCAGGTTATTCCACTCCGTTACCGCACTGCGATAATTCGCGGCCGCCACAGCGGCGTGGTTAGCGCAGTAGATTTGGCACCCGTTCTCCATGTCGAATATTGTCGGTGATTTTCCGCATTTACATTTTTTGGCACGCGGTGCGTCTGAACACATTCCGTTAACGGTGTCCATCAGGATCCCCCTCGTTCTTAATCCAATAAAAAAGGGCTACTGTGTAAATAGCCCCTGTTATTAGCTCAGTGATGTAGATGGCCATTTAATACTCCGTCACGTTTTCCTGTCGCCACGCCTCGTCATATTCCGATTTCGGCATATTGGCGATGTAGCTATATGGCGATCCTGATTCAAGTTGCAGGAACTGGTGCGATTGCTCGTCAAGGAACAACGGGACACCACCTTCCCAACCTTCGCCGTTACGTTGTTTTTCAAGCATCAAAACAGATGCCGGAGATGCCAGTAGCTGTTCGTCCTTCTCTGACATCTTTTCACCACTCTGAACTCTCTGTAACGCTCTCTCGCGAGCCTTGTTACGCCAGATGATGAAAAGGTTGTCTGTCAGGTCTGTTATCGCTCCAGATCCTTTTACGTCCATTTTCCCGGTTGGTTTTTCTTCGCTGTCTCCTTTTCGCGAGTGAGTAACGAGAATGACGTGGGAGTTTGTTTTGTTTTTGAAGTCGCAAATCGAGTCAACAAACGCCTTCTGCCCGTTATAGTCATCGTCGCCTATGCCACATTTCATCAGGCTGTCGATGATGAATAACTGGATTCCGTATCGGCGGCGAGCGTAGTCGAATATTTCGATCAGCCTGTCGGCTTTCGCCGTTCCGGTCAGACCAAACACCCAAAGTCTTTCGTCATAAAATTTAAATGCAGAGTCAATTTCCAGCACTGGCGGCATCTTGCAGCACGTCGCCTGACGGGTAAGGCGCTTAAGGAGAATACCAGGCTTCAGCTCAAGTGACGCGATGCATGTCTTCACACCCTGACGCATTGCCTCAAGTGCCATATGCCCGACAACCTCCGTTTTTCCGTGACCGTTCACACCATTGACCAGCGTCAACTCGGCCTCACGGAACTGGAATTTATCTGCCAGAGATTCCCACGGTGGATTAAACAGATACTGCTGCTTGCCGTAGAAAGCGTTGATAGTGTCCTGGTAAAACTCTCGCGCGCTGTAGAGTTCTTCAGGATCGAAGTAGGATGCCGTGCCGATGTACTGCCAGATTTCATCCTCGGTAACACCGTTCATCAGGCATTCGTTGATGTCTTTGTACGGCAGAGTAACAAGACGGCAACGATGTTCACCGAGTCGGCTTGCGATTTCCCTTGCGGCTTCACGACCAACATCATCAACGTCCATCGAGATGAATATTTCCTCAAACCTGTCGAGGTTGTGATACTCAAACTCAATCCACTGTTGCTTAGCGCCTTTCCCGCCACCAAACGGCACGGATAACGCCGAGATGCCGTATTGCGCATAGCTCATACAATCAATTTCGCCTTCGCAAAGTACAACCGCCCTTACGCCAGCGTCCAGAGCCTGCCATCCGAACAGACAAGGTTCGCAATCACCTTCTGCCATAATGACTTTCTTCCCGTCCGGGCGCTCAGTGCTGATTCGCTTGACCTGCAACAACTCACCATCGCGTTTGTACGGAAGCACCAGAGCATCCAGTTCTCGTTCTCCATTCCACACCTTTCCGCTGACAACCTCGTAGCGCTTTACGACTTCTGGCGATATGCCACGCGATTGCAGGTACTCAAGATGGGATTCTGTTCTGGTAACGTAGCGGGCGATTTTCTTGCGATCAGGTCTGGAGAATTTCTTCTCACGTTTGGCATCGAAATGGTGATCGTCATCCTTGATACCGAGAAATGCTTTCGCTTCCTGCATAGCCTGATGCAGGTTAATTCCACGACATGCCATCCACAAATCAAGCATGTCACCGCCGTCTCCCTCAGCAAAATCAGCCCATTTTTTCTTGCCGCTAAGGTTGACCTTAAGGCTGTTTCCCTTGTCACCGTTGACGTTACCGGCAACCCACTCATGCCCCTCTTTCTTGCCGTTTGGCAACAGGTGCGGAGCCACCCTGTCAACCTGCGCCCAAAGCAGGTCGCTAAGTTCACTTGGCGTCATGATTCCCTCAGATTGAGATTTTTAAACCAGAAATCGACAAACGAAATACTTAACCAGCCGTGGTTATAACCAGCGACCAGTAGCGATTTGATTTTTGATTTCATGGTTCACCTGTCGAAAAACACGTAGCCAGTTTTCGATACAGTGATTGCGGATGATGGTTTGGATTGTGGTTGAATAGTTTCTGGCTTCTCGTCGTTCCAGCGTTGACCGTTCAGGTAGCTCGATGGTAACAACCTGTCGAATCCGAACTGCTTACCATTCCTGCATGCGATGTCTTCTGCCAGCATCGTGGCAAACTCGCTTGCCGTACCCCTGGTAGTTTTACGCCATTCCCTGAACTGTGTTCTGAATGCCGAAGCTGCGTTTTTCTTCCCGGCCTTCCGCATGCCTGCACACCAGAATATTTCCTCGAATGCCTTGTCGGTTTCTTCGTGACGGTCAGATGATTTTTCACACTCCGTCCGAACACTTTCGGACATAGTGTTTTTATTATTTCTTTTTTCTTTTGTAATAGTTTCTTTTGTGTGTCCCTGTTTTGGTGACAGCGCTGTCACCGTTTTGGTGACACTTTTTGTCACCAATGCAGTGACATTATCACCAGAGTAGTGACACCCTTCGATTTGCCATTCTTCGATGTTCTTGTTAGGCCCGATTTGCTGGCCTTCGCGAAGGATTACCTTCATCGCGATAAGCTCATTCTTGGCCTTGTTTACCTTCTGTCTTGGCAGCCTGGTAATTTGAGCTAACTGACTATCAGAGATGCGATCCATCTTTTTACCGTAGCCGTATGTTTTACGGCATATGGCGTGGGCAACCTTGCTCTGATTTTTCGTTAAATCTGCGCCGATAAGCTCTTCATACAGGGCATTTGCAAGACGGGTATAACCATCTTCAACTTCTGCCACACGACGCTCCACAGGCCGTTGTGAAGGCCTTAAATGTGTTACGGTTGCAAGATTACTCATGACCTTTCTCCTTCTGCATCAGCTTCACTTTTTCCAACTCAGCCCGGAATCGACCAGGCTGCTTGAAGCTGGACAGGAAGCGATCACGTAGTATGTGTTTGTGAATTTTGTCCTGGTAAGGACTGAGTTGTTTTGTCATAATTACTCCTGTTGATAGATCCAGTAATGACCTCAGAATTCCATCTGGATTTGTTCAGAACGCTCGGTTGCCGCCGGGCGTTTTTTATTGGTGAGAATCGAAGCAACTTGTCGTGCCAATCGAGCCATGTCGTCGTCGACAACACCCCATTCAAGTACAGCAAGCAGCATTGAGAACTTTGGAATCCAGTCCCTCTTCCACCTGCTGATCTGCGACTTATCAACGCCCACAGCTTCCGCTGTCTTCTCAGTTCCAAGCATTGCGATTTTGTTAAGCAACGCACTCTCGATTCGTAGAGCCTCGTTGCGTTTGTTTGCACGAACCATATGTAAGTATTTCCTTAACAAATAAGAAGTTAAGCGCATCAACTTATGCGCGTTGTATTCCCGCATTTCGGCGGGAATGAGGACCATGACTGTTAAAGAGCAATTTGCTTATGCCGCTTTGCGGTAAGCGCTTTCTTGATACTTCAGGGCGCCAGCTGTAACGACTTCCAGTCGATAGGCGTCTTTCTCTGGGATGACTTCCTTCCACTGAGAGACTGCTGCGTCGCTAATGCCTAACGCTTTAGCTACAGCACGCTGGGTTCCGAAGTGGTCGATAACATCTTTCTTGTACATAGACTCGCTCCGAAATTAAAGAACACTTAAATTATCCACTAAAGGAATCTTAAGTCAAGTTTATTTAAGATGTCTTAACTATGAAAACTCAATTGATGGGAGAGCGCATTCGCGCTCGGAGAAAAGAACTCAAGATCAGGCAGGCCGCACTTGGAAAGATGGTCGGCGTGTCTAATGTTGCCATATCTCAGTGGGAACGCTCTGAGACAGAGCCAAATGGAGAGAATCTTCTCGCCCTGGCTAATGCGTTGAAGTGTTCCCCTGACTATCTGATGAAAGGAGAGGAAAGTCTTTCAAACATTGCCTATCACAGTAGGCATGATCCAAGAGGGTCATACCCTCTGATTAGCTGGGTGAGCGCAGGATGCTGGATGGAAGCTGTAGAACCATATCATAAGCGTGCAATAGATAACTGGTACGATACAACCGTAGACTGTTCAGAAGATTCGTTTTGGTTGGACGTGAAGGGAGACTCAATGACGGCTCCGGCCGGTCTCAGTATCCCTGAAGGAATGATAATACTCGTCGATCCTGAAGTAGAGCCGCGTAACGGGAAACTGGTAGTTGCAAAGCTCGAAGGAGAAAACGAGGCAACTTTCAAGAAGTTAGTTATTGATGCAGGCAGGAAGTTTCTAAAACCACTTAACCCACAATATCCGATGATCGAGATCAACGGAAACTGCAAAATCATCGGCGTAGTTGTCGATGCAAAACTAGCAAACCTTCCATAAGGGGGCATTCGCCCCTTTTTTTTATTTCCTTTAAAAATCAAAGCCAAACTTAAGTTACGAAAGAAAATTTAAGTTTTCTTCAAAAATACTCTTGACCATTAATTAAAGAGATCTTAAATTTAAGCCATCAGCAGGACGCTGGTAGCCAAACGGAACAGATTGGCAGGCTCTTTAACATTGATGGGATTGTCCCGCCGAAATGCGGGAACCAAAGAGTAGTTGGCTTTGGGGTGACGTGAAGTGCAGCTGCACGACGGCAACCGGAAGATAAGCACCCGGCGCGTCACCGCCAAAGTCAATCATCGGAGGTCAACATGACAGTAGTCATTACATATCTGGCTGACGATAACGCCAGAAATCGCCGCAGAGCACGCAGACAGGATCAACGTGAACAGGAAATGCAAGAGCAGCGACTGGCGCGAAAAATTGCGCTAAAGCTCTCTGGTTGCGTCAGAGCAGATAAAGCAGCATCACTCGGAAGCCTTCGCTGCAAGAAGGCAGAAGAAGTCGAGCGTAAACAGAACCGTATTTACTACCGGAAGCCACGGAGTGAAATGGGTGTGACTTGTGTTGGTCGCCAGAAAATAAAATTAGGCAGCAAACCACTTATTTGAGGTGAGATATGAACATGAATGTATCTTTAACAAAATCATTGCTTGCCAGTCGTGGATTAAAGATGAAACCAACAAAAAGTTATAAAAACGGCAGTCGATGCTACTCAGTTTCAGGATGGAGCGGAGAGTACACAATCAAAGGTATTTTGTGGCAGTTAGGATTTTGATGATTCTTTTGGCAGCAAGACACAGAGGTGAATATGAACGCAGTTGAGTTTACAAAATGGATGGCAGAGCAAGATATCACAGGAGCCGACGAAAAGGCTGTGTACTACATGGCTATGCTATGGATTCACAAAGCAAAAGAGGCTGCAAATGCTCTTGGAGGTGAGTGATGAAAGTAAAAATAACTGCTTCTAATACCAGTTTTGTTAGTGTTGGTGATATTACAGAAGTAATAACAAACCATGATGGAACACAAGTTATGTGGTCTGATTTCTGTAAAAGATATGAGCGAGTTAGTTGGTGTAAACTCGTATGGGGCGTCGAATACGAAGAATTACCTGAAATGCATGACGAATAAGCACTGTGTATTCATTCCAACGAGTGAATACACGGAGCAATGTCGCTCGTAACTAAACAGGAGCCGACTTGTTCTGATTATTGGAAATCTTCTTTGCCCTCCGATGTGGGGGCAATTTTTTTGACGGAGGATATATGAAATTACGTGTCTGGCATATCCCGCAAGTACCTATGAAGCCGTTCATTGTAGAAGTGGCAAGTGTTGAAGAGGGTGTTCGCCTGATGGACGCACTGGCTGATTATGACGCCTTTCAGTATGACAACAACATCAAGCCTGATTACTGCAATGCTAACGGCCTTGAGATGTGGGATGAGAGCCTTACCGATGAAGATTTATCAGATATGGGGCTTACTGATCGCTGGGTGGATTGGTATAGCGAATGCCAATGTTACGACGACCCACGTAAATATCTCGAAAGCCTGAAAGAAGAAACATCAGCCGCCTAAGCGCGGCTTTACCGCATACCAATAACGCTTCACTCGAGGCGTTTTCGTTATGCAATCAAACAGAAGGAGCATCCTATGCAACAGTTCGCTATTGCAGGGGCGGCATCGGTTCGCCCTTTCAACCCAATTTTATCGGTGCAGCATTCACGAAAAAACATTTTAACCGGAGCAGACTTTAAACAACCAAGAATGAAAAGTTTGCTCGAAAAGCTTTGGGATATTTTGAAACAACAAGGCCGTCCATGAGTTTTACAGATAACTGGTCAGACGAAGAATTCATTCGTCAGATGAAAGAAATGCTCAATCAGCACAAAGAACAGGAGAAAGATGATGATTCTGACTCTGAATGATAAGCGTGAAATATCGCAAATAATCGCAAATTTTACTGATGAAGATTACGAACGAATCAACAGTGAAGTTGATCGCCTCTGCAAACGTTGCGACCCAATAAGCGAAATGCTTCGCTCATATAAACCAGATGAACACACTAAGGACGCTATCGACTGGCTGGAAGATGATGACTGTAACTATCAGGAAAAAGCCGCTGAATGGTTCTGGGATGCAATAACCGAAAGAGTTAAGGCTGAATATGCCTTCGCAATATTCAAACGCAGACATATTTATGGAGAAGCTGCATGAGCAATATCGTTGAATTCGTTAAACAGCAAGAGCAGTTATTCTGCGGAGCATTGACTGAACAGACGGTGACATGGGCTAAGGAAAGCCAGTTTGCAATTCAGTATTTCCAGAAAAACGATTACCTGGCTAAAACAGCACTGGCAAATCCAACCAGCGCACAGAACGCCATCATCAATGTTGCGGCGATCGGCATCACCTTAAACCCGGCCAGCAAACTGGCTTATCTGGTTCCTCGCGACGGCATGGTGTGCCTTGATATCAGTTACATGGGATTACTTCATCTTGCGCAATCGACAGGATCAATTAAGTGGGGGCAATGCAAACTGGTGTACTCAAACGACACCTATGAATCAAATGGCCTTGATTCAGCACCAACCCACAAATACAACGCATTTGGTGAGCGAGGCCCTATTGTTGGAGGTTATTGCACGGTTAAAACAGCAGATGGTGACTACCTGACTGAAGAAATGAGTCTGGCAGAAATTAAAGCTGTGGAAGCAACGAGCAAGGCAAAGAATGGACCGTGGAAGACATTCTGGGAAGAGATGGCGCGTAAAACCATAGTTAAACGCGCCAGCAAATACTGGCCTAAAGCCCAGCGACTGGATAATGCCATTCACCTGCTTAACGAAGATGAAGGTATGCATCAGGAACCAGTTATGCCGCACAAATCAGAGGAAGATATCCGCGAAGATGAACGGAAACGCCAGCAGGAAATTATGGAAAAAGCACAACTTCTTTGTGATGAAATGGCTCAGGCAGAAAACATGGATGATTTGAAGCGATATTTTGCAGAAGCATATCGCCTGACATCTGGAATGAAATTGCAGCAGAACGTACAAGCCATTTACATAGAATGCAAAGCGAAACTTGAGGTTGCCAGTGAGCAAACTATATGAAATAGCCAATGAATACGCAAAATTGATGGATTCAGATTTAGAGCCAGAGATGATTGCTGACACAATAGAAGGAATGGAAGGAGAATTTACCGATAAAATAGAGCAACTTCTCGCCATTATTAAAAATGAATCTGGTTATGCTGAACGCCTCAAGGACGAGGCAAAGTCACTGAATGAACGAGCCGCAGTAATTCAAAATAAGATTGACAGCATTATGGCGTATATAGCGTCATCGCTTGAAATGGTTGGCAAGAAAAAGATTCGAGCAGGTATTCACCAGGTAACAATCCGCAAACCGTCAGAAACTGTAGAAATCATCGACTCAAGCGCCCTTCCTCCTGAATACGTTGAGTTTGAAACGACAATTAAAGCCGACAAACTGGCAATCAAACACCAACTAAAAGCAGGAATAAATATCCCCGGCGCTCAACTCAAAGTTGGGAAACCTTCACTTCTTATCAAATAACGGTATCGACTATGAAAAAGACTCCATGGGAGAAATGGGAAGTCGATTTCTTGTGCGAAGTAGCGGCAACAATGCCAGTTGAAGTTATCGCTGAAAAACTGGAAAGGACTGAAAAAGCAGTAATGGCGAAAGCAACAAGGATTGGAGCTGACATTGTTAGCCGACTTCGTGGAAGACGCTGGACAAGAGCTGAAGTATCACTTTTCGGTAAGTTCTCCGCAGAAGAAATAGCAATTGCAACCTGCCGCTCAATTTATTCAGTAAGGGCTATGCGATACAAGCTAAAAAAACTCGATGAAGAAAGAGCAGGCATACGAATAAATTAACATGGAATAATTAACAATGAAGCTAAACATCGACCTCGGAAAATACGTTATTACCGGAACCAAACACGATCTGATTCTTAGCGAAAGAGGAATTATCAAAGAAGGTGAGAATGCAGGGAAAGAAACACTAAGCCGTATCGGTTATTACAGCAAGTTTGAGCATCTGGTTAAAGAGTTATGCAACCGTGAAATTCTGTTATCTCAGGCGCGGACGCTACAGGATATTCAGCAGCATATCGAGACTTTAGGTGAGTCACTTAGCATGGCTATTGACCAGTTCGTGGAGAGTAAATCATGAGAGGAATTGCATACAATCCCGGCATTCTTCCGGCAGAAATGATTATTCGCCAACGCGTAAAGCCAATGCCATCGAGAGAGGAATTGCTTAAAAGAAAGAGTTTCGGTTCTGTTAATGACAACAAATATCTGAATGCGATGTGGCGGAGTGGGAAGAAATGAAACAAATGTCACTAATTGAGATGGATGGATTTCTGAAAGGTAAATGCATCCCCCGAGATTTAAAGGTTAACGAAACAAACGCTGAATATCTGGTGCGTAAGTTCGGTGAACTTGAATCAAAACTAGAAACGGCGTTGCGGGAGTGTCGTTCTGCTGGAATCACGATTGATAACCTTGAGGCTAAATGCGCGAAGATGGCTGCTGAAAATACCTCGCTTAAGCAATCTGAGAAGGAATTTAATGACTTTTGTCGTGAGGAGTTTAGCGAATGGGAAGATGATGTTACTGAAACCCCAGCCACCGATGCTTTCCTGGCTGAAGTACGGGCGCAGGGCGTGGAGATGGCTATGGAGCATATGCAGTCGAGCGGTTCGTTAACATTTGGAGATTGCTACATATCACTTAACGAGTTCGCCGCAGAGCTTCGCAAAGGAGGTAACCAGTGAGTGTATATCTCATTGATAAACGCCGACGTGGGCAACAAATACCACCTGTAGGAATTCCGAATCACACATGGTTTTGCGTACTTGATATCGATGGCATGGATAAGTTTGTTGACACTCGTCATTACTGCGATACCGCAACAGCTACTCCGGCGAAAGCAAAGAAAATGGCTGCTCTGATAGAAAACTGGACTCCACCTGATGGGTGGTGCAATGGGAATGATCGAGATTGGCATGAAAAAATGAAGGGCTATATCTGCGATTTCTTACGTAAATGCAACGGATTCAGGGTGATGTGACATGAACAAGATTGACTATCAGGCACTGCGTGAAAAGGCAGAGAAAGCAACGTGTGGCGTGTGGTCGCTCGAATATGGAGAGGAGAGATTTGATGCTGGTGATGCGCTAATTCATCGTGAAGTTGTTGGATATCTTCCCATTTGCAGAATTGAAGGAGCGCATCCTGAAAGCGGTTTCGATGAAGATTTCCAAATAGAACAGCAGGCCAATGCTGAATTCATCGCCGCAGCCAATCCAGCTACCGTGCTGGCACTGCTGGATGAACGGGAAAGAAACCAGCAATACATCAAACTCCGCGACCAAGAGAACGAGGATATTGCGCTTACTGTTGGGGGGCTGCGCGTTGAACTAGAAGGCAAAGACAGCAAAATAGCCAATCTTACCGCCGAACGCGATGCTCTTCGTGAAGGTGAGATGGGCGACGCTAGGCATAGCAACACACGGGCCGCAGCTGATATCTACTTCCAACTGGTCGAGGAGTGCGAAATTCCTGCTGGCGGTTCTCTGGTCGAGTACGTTGACGATATGCGCGAGAAGCTGGAAGCCGCAGAGAAGCGCATTGCTGAGCTGGAGTTGCGGGAGGTTGTGCTTCCGCAATGCTATAGCATGTTGCATCGCGTCGATTTTGACGAGCCTTACCACACTGAAATGGTTTACAGGCAGCATCAGGTTCTTGAGGCACTGCACAACGCTGGAATAAACGTCACCGAAGCAGGTAAAGGAGAGGCATCATGAGCACTATCACAAGAGAATGGCTGCAGCAGGCTATCAACGATTATGAAAGCGTTCGTGATGAGCTTCCTTTCGGGCTTGATGATTACCAGGGGAATATCCTGGCTGCCCTGCGTATCGCACTGGCATCGCTGGAAGCAGAGCCGGTGGCGTGGAAGGTAACATTCACGCAAATTGACCGTGAATATAACACGTTCACTGGTATGTATTCTGACAAAGCAGAAGTCGAACGGTGGGTGCGGCTGCATAAAGCATGTAATTTTCGGGCAGATATAACACCGCTTTATACCGCCAAGCCAGTGCCGGTAACTCCGGATGGTTGGATAAGCTGTAGTGAGCGAATGCCGGATAAGTTAATTCCGGTAATGGTCATGTATGAAGACGGTGAGATGTGGTCTGCAATGTGGAATGGCAATCGCTGGGATGATGGCACCGAATATCCGGATCCGCACTCAGTTACGCACTGGCGTGAAATGCCAGCAGCACCGCAGCAGGAGGTGAAGTGATGGACTCCTTCGCGAAATATACGATTATTGACTGGATAGCATTCCTTCAGGTTTTGCTCATCTGGTTTTATATGGCTTACAGGAGTGGGCAGTGGATTGTCAGTGTAGCCTGTAGCAAGGGATGGCGTTGGTGGAACCGAAAGAATAAAAAAGCACTAGCCTTGGATTCGTTTTACGAAGCATTCAATCTTAACAGCCTTCAGCCTGGTTCTGTCGTTGTAGTCACCACTCAAAGCGGCATGACCATTCAGATTCATAAACCAAAAGAGGAAAAATGATGTGGCCTATATGTGTTAATTGCGGACGGATGTGCCTATCTGGATGGTGCCGAAAGTGCGACAAATGCACGAAGAACAGACAATAACAATCCTCGCATTCGCGGGGATTTCTTTTATCTGAACTCGCTACGGCGAGTTTTGTTTTATGGAGATGATTATGGCCTGTTCAACATTCAACCCTTTAACGTTACAGAAATACCAGCCAGACCCTGAAGATTTATGCTCACTGTGTGGCGGAAATCATGGCAAAGCCGCCATGATCGAATGTAAGGACAAAATCAACATATGCCTTAATTGCGTTGATGTCCTCGTTGATATCAAAAATGAGAGAGAAGATAAAAAGCGTAGCGAGGCTGTTCGCGCCTTAGATTCATGGATGCGAGATGGGTATAGTGCCGCGCAAATTTATGACTTAGCAATATCAAAAGGCGAAATACCAGGAGTGCGTATCGAATAAGACGTAACCAACATTCGAATTGAAGAACTGAAAGAACACCAAGCCGACTGATGGCGGTTTTTTATTACCTGATTTGCAGGTTCGATTCCCTATTCGGAGATAGCACTCATGCAACACGAACTACAGCCTGATTCCCTGGTTGATTTGAAATTCATCATGGCCGATACTGGCTTCGGTAAAACCTTCATCTATGACCGGATTAAGTCCGGAGACCTGCCTAAAGCCAAAGTTATCCACGGGCGAGCAAGATGGTTATATCGTGACCATTGTGAATTCAAAAATAAGCTCTTAAGCCGCGCCAATGGGTAAAATAGCGGGTAAAATATTTCTCACATCTAAAAAACATCATTCCAATCAATCCCCTGCCGCTTCAAGTAGATGTCTGCAGGGGACACCAGATACCCTTCAAACGAAATCTACCTTCACCCCGTAAAAGATGGGTTTGGCAGCACACTTGCCTTATATCTACTCATTTTTACTGCAACAGGTTGAAATCTCAGCACTGTCAGAAAGCGCTGATGACTAAACAGCCCTGGGCCGGGCGATGTAACCATCACACAGAATCCTGATAGCGAAATATGGCGTGACTCGATACTTCACTCCGCAATGCATTCCTTGATGAATTCGCAGGACCGTGATACACGGGACAGGTCACTGAATGACGACAATGTCCTGGAAATCAGCGAACCGCGCATCTGAAGTACATTTGAGCGACTGTACCAGAACATGAATGAGGCGTTTGGATTAGGCGATTATTAGCAGGGCTAAGCATTTTACTATTATTATTTTCCGGTTGAGGGATATAGAGCTATCGACAACAACCGGAAAAAGTTTACGTCTATATTGCTGAAGGTACAGGCGTTTCCATAACTATTTGCTCGCGTTTTTTACTCAAGAAGAAAATGCCAAATAGCAACATCAGGCAGACAATACCCGAAATTGCGAAGAAAACTGTCTGGTAGCCTGCGTGGTCAAAGAGTATCCCAGTCGGCGTTGAAAGCAGCACAATCCCAAGCGAACTGGCAATTTGAAAACCAATCAGAAAGATCGTCGACGACAGGCGCTTATCAAAGTTTGCCACGCTGTATTTGAAGACGGATATGACACAAAGTGGAACCTCAATGGCATGTAACAACTTCACTAATGAAATAATCCAGGGGTTAACGAACAGCGCGCAGGAAAGGATACGCAACGCCATAATCACAACTCCGATAAGTAATGCATTTTTTGGCCCTACCCGATTCACAAAGAAAGGAATAATCGCCATGCACAGCGCTTCGAGTACCACCTGGAATGAGTTGAGATAACCATACAGGCGCGTTCCTACATCGTGTGATTCGAATAAACCTGCATAAAAGACAGGAAAAAGTTGTTGATCAAAAATGTTATAGAAAGACCACGTCCCCACAATAAATATGACGAAAACCCAGAAGTTTCGATCCTTGAAAACTGCGATAAAATCCTCTTTTTTTACCCCTCCCGCATCTGCCGCTACGCACTGGTGATCCTTATCTTTAAAACGCATGTTGATCATCATAAATACAGCGCCAAATAGCGAGACCAACCAGAAGTTGATATGGGGACTGATACTAAAAAATATGCCGGCAAAGAACGCGCCAATAGCATAGCCAAAAGATCCCCAGGCGCGCGCTGTTCCATATTCGAAATGAAAATTTCGCGCCATTTTTTCGGTGAAGCTATCAAGCAAACCGCATCCCGCCAGATACCCCAAGCCAAAAAATAGCGCCCCCAGAATTAGACCTACAGAAAAATTGCTTTGCAGTAACGGTTCATAAACGTAAATCATAAACGGTCCGGTCAAGACCAGGATGAAACTCATACACCAGATGAGCGGTTTCTTCAGACCGAGTTTATCCTGAACGATGCCGTAGAACATCATAAATAGAATGCTGGTAAACTGGTTGACCGAATAAAGTGTACCTAATTCCGTCCCTGTCAACCCTAGATGTCCTTTCAGCCAAATAGCGTATAACGACCACCACAGCGACCAGGAAATAAAAAAGAGAAATGAGTAACTGGATGCAAAACGATAGTACGCATTTCTGAATGGAATATTCAGTGCCAT